CTCACCCCTGGCGCAGCTCCGGCCTCAAGCGCGGGCGGTGCCACTCCGGACCAGTGGATCCGTGCGCTGACCGGCCGTTCTACCTGACCTGATCTACACGCAGCACCGGAATCTTCCTCGTCCACGGGGCCGGGCCCGCTGCATTTCCGAAAGGAGACCCCGTGGCTACGTACAACTCCCTCATCAGCCGGGATGCTTCGAACGACCCGCTGGTTCCGACGCCGGTCTCGGCGGAGATCATTCAGGAGCTTCCGGCGATGTCGGCGCTGCTGTCGCGGGCCCGGCAGGTTCCGCTGTCGTCGAAGACGCAGCGCCAGCCGGTTCTGGACGTGCTGCCGATCGCCTACTTCGTCGGCGGCGACACGGGTCTGAAGCAGACGTCGGCGCAGGACTGGAAGAACGTCGACCTGATCGTCGAGGAGATCGCGGCGATCGTGCCGATCCCCGAGGCGTACCTGGACGACGCTCAGATCCCGATCTGGTCGGAGGTTCGGCCGCGGCTGGTCGAGGCGATCGGCGCGAAGATCGACGGTGCAGGCCTGTTCGGCACCGACAAGCCGTCGACGTGGCCGACCGCCGTGTACCAGTCGGCGGTGGCGGCGGGAAACGCCGTGATCGCAGGGACGGGCGCAGACTTCGCGGTCGACGTGTCCACGGCCGCCGAGAAGGTCGCCACCGACGGGTTCGCCGTCGACGGATTCATCTCCCGGCCGGGCCTGACGTGGAAGCTCAACGGCATCCGTTCCACGCAGGGCGTCCCGATCTACCAGCCGAACCTGCAGGGCACGCCCGGCGGGACGCTGTACGGCTACCCGATGTCGGAGCTGAAGAACGGCGCCTGGGACCTGTCCGAGGCGGAGCTCCTGATGGGCGACTGGTCGAAGGCGATCATCGGTCTGCGGCAGGACATCAGCTTCAAGATGTTCACCGAGGGTGTCATCTCCGACGACGACGGCAAGGTCATCCTCAACCTGATGCAGCAGGACTCCGTGGCCATGCGCGTGGTCATGCGTGTCGCGTTCGCCACGGCCAACCCGGCGACCCGCCTGAACACCAACTCGGCGACCCGTAGCCCGTTCGCCGTCGTCCAGGCGACCACGGCCGCGTCCTGATCCAGCGGCGGCCAGCCGCTGAGGCTGGCCGCCAGCCGGTAGATCGGGGCCCCTGTTTCGCGTCCTTGCGATGCTGCACGCCTACCCGCCAGCCCACAACGCCGGCGCGGAGTGGGCGGCTCATAGCCTGCTGCGCGAGCTCGCGGCGCGCGGCCATGAGGTCGACGTTCTCCTATCGGATCCACGTTCCGGGGACATCGGCTACGAGATCGACCGTGTGGCGGTTCACCCGTACAGGGATAAATCCGACCCAGGACGTTGGATGCGGGGTGATGGTCGCGCTCAGGTGATCGTGACGCACCTGGAGAACACGGCCAGAGCGTCGGTGCTGGGTGAGTTGAACCGGATCCCGGTGGTGCACCTGCTGCACAACACCTACGAGAAGTCGAAGTCGTGGCTCGTCAAGGGGTCTCCGTCGCTGGTCGTCTACAACACGGCCTGGATGAAGGCGGACGCTGAGGCGTGGTGGCGTGTTCACCGGGGGGATCGGCCGATGCCGTGGGGCATCGCCGTGCACCCGCCGGTCTCCGTCGAGGACTATCAGGCCACACCTGGCGACCGCATCACTCTGATCAACTTGACGGAGGAAAAAGGCGCGAAGGTCTTCTATGCGCTGGCGGAGCGCATGCCGCGCCGCAAGTTCCTGGGCGTGATCGGCGGATACGGCGAGCAGATCGTGCGCGATGACCTTCCGAACGTGGAGATCGTGCCGCACACGCCAGGTGATCGCATGGCCAAGGATGTGTACGCCCGCACCAGGGTCCTCCTGGCGCCGTCCTCCTACGAGTCCTACGGCCGCGTCGCGGTCGAGGCGATGTGCTCTGGGATTCCGGTCGTCGCTCACCCGACCCCGGGCCTTATGGAGTCGCTGGGGGAAGCGGGGATCTTCGCCGACCGTGCCGACCTGGATGCGTGGGAGGCGGCAGTGAAGCGGCTGTTCTCTCCGAAGATCTACCCGCAGGCGTCGAAGGCTGCCGCAGCCCGCGCTGCTGGACTCGATCCGGCGGCTGAACTGGACCTGTGGGTCACGGCGATGGAGGGGGTGGCGAAGCGTGGATCCCCTCGCTAGCTTGACGGACCTCTCGGACCGACTGGGTCGGCCGCTCACCGCCGCCGAAGAGGCGCGGGCTCAAGCGCTGCTGGCGGACGCCTCCGCCAAGGTCCGCTCCTACACGAAGCAGAAGTTCACCCGCGTCGACGATGAAACCCTCGTGGTGCGCGCCCAGCAGGGCGAGATCCGGCTGCCGCAACGGCCCGTCCTCGAGGTGACGGCCGTAGTTGCGGTTGGAGCCGGTGGCGCACCGGACCTGCCGGTTGTGGGCTGGCAATGGGATGGCCTCGATATCGTCCGCACCGCGACGGACAGCCCGTCGATCAACATGCCGGAACTCTGGTACGACGAGGACGTCGACGCCTACCCGGGCACATACCGGGTGACCTACAGCCACGGTGACGCCGCGGTTCCTGACGATGTCGTCGGCATCGTCGCCCGCATGGTGTTGCGCACCCTGACCGCGCCCACGGTCGCCGGCGGGGTGACCGGGGAGACGATCGGCCCGTACAGCTATCGCACCGACGGATCAGGTATCGGCACCGCGGTGGCGATGACGGACGACGACCGTAGAGAGCTCGACGATGCCGGGTACCGGCCGAAGGCGGGCATGTCGATGGTGAGGTGGCGATGACGGGGCCTCTGCACATCGTGGCCCGGGTCCATGCCTACCCGAATGACCACAATGCGGGCGCCGAGTGGATGCTTCACGAGATGCTGCGGGCGCTCGTGGCCCGCGGGCACCGGGCGACGGTGTGGCTGAACCAGTGGGCGTCGAGCCGGACGCCCTACGAGGTCGACGGTGTCCGCGTGATGCCGCACGAGCCGGGAGACAAGGGCTTCCGTTCGGCAGTTCCACGCGCCAGCGTGGTCGTTTCGCACCTGGAGAGCGTTCCGGAGACGGCATGCCTGGCCCGCGGGTACGGGATTCCACTGGTCGTGGTGTGCCACAACACGTTCGATCTGACGTGGCAGCCCATGCTGGAAGGATCGTCGGCGTTGGCCGCGGTCAACTCGCAGTGGATGCTCGCCGAGGCCGAGGCGGCGTTCGAAGGGAAGCCGTGGCGGCCGGACCGGACACTGATTGTGCGCCCGCCGGTGTGGCCGCGGGAGTACCGGACGACGCGCGGCGAGTGCATCACTCTCGTCAACTGCACCATGTCCAAGGGGGCGGGAGTCCTGGCTGAGCTTGCCGAGCGGATGCCGGAGCGGAAGTTCCTGGCCGTGCGCGGCGGGTATGGCGAGCAGCAGCCACCAGAGCTGGACAACGTGCTTGTGCTGGATCACATGCCGGGCCGGCAGATGCGGGATGCGGTGTACGCGCGTACTCGCCTGATACTGATGCCGTCGGACTACGAGTCGTGGGGCCGTGTCGGGGTGGAAGCGATGGCGTCCGGGATTCCGGTACTGGCCCATCCTACGGAGGGGCTCACCGAGTCCCTCGGTGCCGCCGGGGTCTTCTGTGACCGCGACGACGTCGATGCCTGGCAGGAAGCCATCGAGGGGCTGGACGATCGGGACGTCTATCGAGCTGCGTCACGGCGGGCCCTGGCCCGGTCGAAGTCGCTTGATCCGGCCCAGGATCTGTCCGCCTGGTGCGACACGGTCGAGGAGGTGGCCCGTGCGTGAGCTGCCCAACGGAAGCGACGTGACCATCGTGCGGCCGGGGCCACCGAGTGAAGACGTCTACGGCAACGACGTTCCTGGTGCGCCGACGGAGATCCTTGTGCATGGCTGCGCTGTTGCGCCACGAGACGGCACGGGGGCGGGCGCCAACGAGATTGTCGACGCCCGCGACACGGTCATCGTTGGGCTCACCTTGTACGCCCCCTACGGGACGGATATCCGGGCCACGGATCAAGTCCGTGTCGGGGGCGAACTCTACGAGGTCGACGGGCAGCCCGGATCGTTTCGGTCGCCGTTCACCGGGTCGACAGGGCCCGTAGTGGTGGCGCTGGAGCTGGTGACTGGCTAGCCGCGTGCTTGTTCGACGGCGGCGACGAGCTTCGCTGCGGCGTCGTTGGCGCTCTTGCGGATGTGCAGGCTGTGGGGGTCTCCGGGGTCTGGGCGCCCGTTGCCGGCCTGTCCGGGGGCGAGTGAGCCGGGTACGTGGAACTGCACGTATCCGTTGAATAGCGTCGACGCAGGCTTGAGGCGGGTCGCCGTGACGTCCGCTGCCCGGAACCTTATCGGTGCAGGCCGTGCCCCGAGCGGGGTCTTGGTGATAGTGACCCATTCCCCGTCGAATGTGATCGTTCCCTGGATGCCCTTGACGTCCATGTCCGCCCCGTTGGTTGCGAGTTGCAGGAGGGGCTATGGCAGCACGGTTCAAGATGAAGCGCAAAGGCGTCGGACAGATGCTGCGCATGCCTGGCATGCAGGCGGAGATGCTGCGCCGCGCCGAGGTCATCAAGTCGACCGCGCAGGCCATGTCGCCGACCGGTGACGCAGGGGACCCGCACCGCGGCCACTACGCCTCATCGTGGGAGACCGACAGCACCTCACGCGGCGGGCGTCGACGCGACCGGGCTGTTGCGTATGTCCGCAACACCTCCTACTACGCCCGCTGGGTCGAATACGGCAACGGGAGGCCATCCGGGCCCGCTCATCACGTGCTGCTGCGGGCCGCCCAAACCGGCGGGCGGAACTAGTGGCTGACGTCGGCAGCGTGGATGTTGAAGCAGAGCTGGTGGCGTGGCTCAAAGCCGAGCTGGACGTGCGGATCGTTACGGACCTTCCAGCGAACCTCGGCGATGTTCTACCCGTCGTGCAGATCCAGCGGATCGGCGGGGATGACGACTCCTTCCGCCTCGACCGGGCGCTCGTAGACGTCGACGTCTACGCCACCACGCGGCCGGCCGCTTCCCAGCTGATGGCCCAGACCCGCGGCCTTCTCCTGGTGGCGCTTCGGGGAGTAACGACCACCGCCGCCGTTTTCACCAGCGCGGGCACCATCTCGGCGCCCGCTTGGCGACCCTACGACAATCCGTCCCTGCGCCGCTTCGGTGCCACATTCGAGATCTTCTGCCACCCGGTCTCCTGACCGGTTTCTGGGCCCGCGCCGGACCCCGTTTTCCCGCCCGTGCGCGGGCTCTTCCATGTCTGGAGACATCATGGTCAACATCACCCGCGCCGCGGATCTGGCGCTCGTCGGTGCGAACGGCGGCGGATGGGTGGCGCCGGTTGGTACGGCGGCCCTGTCGTCGCCGCTGTCGCAGCCGGTCGCCCCGTGGGAGCCGCTGGGCGCCATCTCGGACGACGGCCTCACCTACGGGTTCGACGAGGACAGCCAGGAGTTCACCCCGTGGGGTCTCACCAGCCCGTTCCGCACGCAGATCACCAAGTCGGTCCGCACTTTCGGGCTGACGGTGTGGGAGACCTCCCGGGTCGCCGTCCAGAGCCTGCAGTACCGGCTGACCGCCGCTGATCTCACGCCGAACGGAAGCGGCCTGACGAGTTACGCGGAGACCGCCTCCCCGGTTCCGGACCGGCGCGCGTTCTGGTTCCTGGTGATCGACGGCAGCGCGTACAAGGGCTTCTACGTCCCACAGGGTGAAATCAACGACCGTAGCGACGTCTCGTTCAAGCAGGACGAAATGAGCGGCTACGAGTGGACGATCACCACCTACCCGGACGCTGCCGGCAACACCGTCTACCACGTCGACAAGATCCCGGTGACGCCCGCCTACACCGGGTCCTGAACGGGTGGGTGGGCCGATTTCCGTCGGCGCGGGCCCGGCCCGCCCACCTCTGAACACAGCCCGCGCCATCACCGAAGGAGGCCCGCGCCATGCCAGCCACCAAAGCCCAGATCGAAGCCTCGAACGCCCAGGAGCAGGAAGCCGAACTCGAAGGCGAGTACGTCACTGTGCCGCTCGCCGGGCACGACGGCGTCACCAAGGACGTCCGGTGCGTGCCGTCCGGCCGGTGGCGTGCATCCACTCTGCGCGCCCTGAACAGCGGCGACATCGACGCCTTCATGGAGCAGAACCTCCACGAGGACGACTTCGAGATCTACGAGGATCTCGACCCGGACATGGACGCCTTCGGGAAGTTCGTTGCGGACGTGGGCCGGCTGTCGGGGGAGGCCCTGGGAAAGTCCAGTGGACGTTCCAGGTCTGGGAGCAGTTCGCGGAGGCGGTAGAAGCCGATCTGATGGACCGGCACTACGGCATCGCGGACGTTCTGACGGGCCGGAGGACGTGGCGGTGGCTGCGGGTGTTCATTCAGCATCTGCCGCCGGAGTCGCACACGATGACGGCGCTCCGTAACTCCCTCACCGATGAGGAGTTGGCGGAGCATGCGGAGAAGGGCGAGCCGGAGAAGGGCCGCTGGTCCCAGACCGAGCAGCTGATTGCCGTGGTCGCGGACCGGGTCGCGGAACTCACTTATGCGTTCAGCTTGGCGAACACGGATTCCAAGTCGGCGCGGAAACCGAAGGCCCCGGACCCGATCCGGCGGCCGGGCGCGAAGGTCCGCAAGCCGAAGCAGGACATGACGGACGCCCAGGCGGACACCCTCTTCCAGTTGATCAACGGAGGCGCCGCGTAGCGCTGAGGGGAGGCCCTCAGTGCCCGCCATCTCTGTCGGTTCCGTCGAGGTCGACGTTCTACCCAACGCTCAGGGCATTCGGCAGCGCATGCAGCGGGCTCTGGTGCCGGCCGCAGACGAGGTCGGCAACGAGGTGGGCCGGGTCATCGGCCGGCACATTTCGACGCAGGTTGCGCAGGCGATCCGTGACGGTGTGACGGCTGGCGGCCGGACGGCTCAGGCCCCGGCGGCCCGGCAGGGGCAGTCGACGGGCAGTACGTTCGCCCGCTCGTTGCGGACGACGCTTGAGGCGGCGCTGCGGAATCTGCCGGAGATCCGCCTTCACGCCAACTCCACGGACGCCGAGCGCGAGATCTACCAGATCCGGGCCCAGCTGCGGTCGTTGCAGGATTCCCGGATCGGTATCGACATTTCGTCGGCCGATGCGGTCGCCGCGATCAATCATTTGCAGGAGCGGCTGCAGCGCCTGTCGGCGTCGGATGCCGATGTTGCGATCCGTGTGGACGCGGCAAGTGCGGCAACACAGCTGGCGGCGATCCAGGCCCAGGTGAACCGCCTCGACGGCGACACGGCCCGCGTGGACGTCGACACGAGCTCGGCCGTGTCGGGCATGCAGGTCCTGACGACTGCGGCAATCGCGTTCGGCCCGGCGATCATTCCGGTACTGCCGGTGGTGGCTGCTGGCCTGGGCGCCATCGCGGCTGCGGGTGTCGCTGCGGGTGTGGGTATCGGCTCGGTTGCGCTGGTGGCGGTTCCCGCGTTCAAGCAGATCGGCAGTGTTCTGCAGGCTCAGAAGGCTGCGCAGACTGCGGCGACGTCAGCGACGAATGGTGGGGCTGCGGCAGCCTCTCAGGCGGCGTCGAGGTCGTTGCAGCAGGCGTCGGCGGCGCAGGCGTTGGCGACGGCTGAGCGCAATGGGGCTCGGCAGATTGCTCAGGCGCAGCAGCAGGTGGTGCAGGCGAAGCGGGCTGCCGCGGACGCGGTGATCCAGGCGGCGCAGCGTAATCAGCAGGCTGCCCGGCAGGTGCAGGATGCCGAGCGGGCGTTGAAGGACGCCCAGGTCGCGGCGACGAGGGCGCAGCAGGATCTGACGGCGGCCCGCAAGGAAGCCGCGCTCGAGCTGGAGGATCTCAACAATCGGCTCGCGGACTCTGTCCTGTCGCAGCGGGATGCGGAGATCTCCCTCACGGAGGCGACCGCCCAGCGGGATGCGGTCCTCAAGAGCGCTACGGCGACGGAGCTCGACAAGAAGAAGGCGATCCTTCAGTACGACCAGGCCGTTCAGCGCCTGAAGGAGCAGACGACCGAGACCGGGCGTTTGAAGGCGGAGACGGCTGCCGCGAACAAGGCAGGCGTCGAAGGCAGCAACACGGTCAAGAACGCCCAGGACAAGGTGGCGCAGGCTCAGCGCGCCGTTGCCGACCAGGCGCGTGCGGTGAAGGATGCGCAGGCGGAGGCCGCCCGCGTGCAGGTGCAGACGGCTCGGCAGGTCGCGGACGCGCAGCAGCGTGTCAGCGAGGCGACCGCGAATGTGGCGGTCGCCCAGCAGAACGCGGCGGACGCGGTCGCGTCGGCGCAGCGTCAGGTGCAGTCGGCGTCAATGTCGGCGGCCGGCGGCGTGGATCAGGCTGCGGTGGCGCAGGCGAAGTATCAGGCGGAGCTGGCGAAGCTGACCCCGTCGGCGCGGGCGACGCTGAACGCATTCCTCGATCTGCGGACGGCGTTCGGTGCATGGTCGAAGAGCTTGCAGCCGCAGGTCATGCCGATCTTCACGCGGGCGCTGAACGGGATCAGGAAGGCGTTGCCTGCCCTGACGCCGTTCGTGAAGTCGGCGGCGGACGCGATCAGCGGTCTGCAAGATCGGGCGTCGCGCGGCTTCAAGTCGCCGTGGTGGAGGACGTTCCGGAAAGATCTGCAGGGCTCCGTCAAGCCTGCGATCACCGGTTTGGGTGTCGCGTTCGGCAACGTCTTCAAGGGCATGGTCGGCGTGATCGACGCCTTCCTGCCGCACATGGGCGACATCTCCGACTCGATGCAGGGGATCACGAAGCGGTTCGCGAACTGGGGCACCAGCCTCAAGGGTTCCCCTGCGTTCGAGAAGTTCCTCAGCTTCGCCTCGGAGAAGGGGCCCCTGCTCGGCAGTGTGCTGGCGCAGGTCGCTACCGCGTTCCTCAACATCGGTGAGGCGCTGTCGCCGATTTCTGGCCCGCTGCTGCAGGTGCTGGGCGGGGTGGCGGAGGCGATCGGCATCATCGCCGCTCATGCGCCGTGGCTGATCCAGGGCATCTATGCCGCGATCGTGGCGTGGAAGATCTGGACGATCGCGATCTGGGCGTGGGATGCGGCGATGGCCGCCAACCCCATCACGCTGATCATCATTGCGATCGTGGCGCTGATCGCGATCGGCGTGTGGGCGTTCAACAAATTCCCGTGGTTCCGGAACCTGGTTCTCACGGCCTGGAATGGGATCAAGGTCGCGTCGCTGTGGCTGTGGAACGTGATCCTCAAGCCGTTCTTCCAGTGGTTCGGCATCATCATCAAATGGCTGTGGGACAAGATCCTGAAGCCGTACATCGGGTTCCTGATCGCGTACTGGAAGACGGTCGCGAAGGTCGCGATGTGGCTGTGGCACAACGTCCTCAGCCCCGTCTTCCACGGGATCGCCGCTGTGATCGTGTGGTGGTGGAAGAACGTCGTCCAGCGCTACTTCAACTTCGTGCGGGCGGCCCTGCGGACTCTCGGTGACGCCTTCAAGTGGGTCTACAGCAAGCTCATCAAGCCCGCTTGGCAGGCGGTCGCCACCGTCATCAGCTCCGTGTGGAGGAACGGCATCAAGCCTGCCTTCAACGCAGTGAAGAGCGCGGTCCGCCTGGTCGGCGACGCGTTCGGATCCGCAGTGAAGGCCATCAAAACGGCGTGGGACAAGATCCGCGACATCACGAAGAAGCCCGTCCAGTTCGTTGTCGGCACGGTCTACAACAACGGCATCCGCAAGGTGTGGAACCTCGTTACCGACGCGTTCGGCGGGAAGCACCTCGACAAGATGAAGTTCGCGGCTGGCGGCATCATGCCCGGGTACACCCCCGGCAAGGACGTGCACCTGATGCCGTCCGTGCGGGGTCCGGTCGGACTGTCCGGCGGCGAGGCCATCATGCGCCCGGAATGGACGCGGGCGGTCGGAGCCGGCTACGTGACCGCGATGAACGCAGCGGCCCGCCGGGGCGGTGTCCCCGCGGTCCAGGCCGCGCTCGGCTACAAGGACGGCGGCATCTTCGGGGGTATCGGTGATGTGGCCGGCGGAGTCTGGGACAAGCTGAAGAAGGGCACCAGTTGGCTGACGGACTCCTTCGGCAGCGCCATCGAGGCCGGCGTGAAGCATGTCGTGAACCCGCTCATCGACAAGATTCCGGGCGGGAACATCGGCTTCACGAAGCTGCTGAAGGATCTGATGAAGAGCGCCGCCGGGAGGCTGGTGAAGGGCGGCAAGGAGGGTGAGAAGAGGCTCGTACCGATCGTGCACTACAGCGCGACGAAGGGTGTCGAGCAGTGGCGGCCCGTCGTGTTGCGAGCGCTCGCCGAGGTGCATCAGTCGAAGGGTCTCGCGAACACGACGCTGCGCAGGATGCAGCAGGAGTCGGGCGGCAATCCGACGATCGTCAACAAGTGGGATTCCAACTGGCTGGCCGGGCATCCGTCGGTGGGCCTGATGCAGGTGATCCGGGGAACGTTCCAGCACTACGCGGGGAAGTACCGCAAGCGTGGCCCGTTCTCCTACGGGGTGTCCGTGGACCCGCTGGCGAACGTGTACTCGTCGATGCGGTACGCGCTCGGCGCCTACGGGAGCCTGTCGAAGGCGTACAACCGGGCGGGCGGCTACGACTCCGGCGGCTACCTGCAGCCCGGCATGAACCTCGCCTACAACGGCACGGGCAGGCCGGAGCCCGTCTTCACGCAGGCGCAGGCGAGCGCGCTCACGTCCATGGCGTCCCGCGGCGGAACGGGGGTGTCGAAGTTCGAGGGCGACCTGTACCTCGACAGCGGCGAGTTCCTCGGCCGGGTCCGCGGAGAAGCACAGCAGATCGTCAGCCAAAACAACGGCCAACTCCTGACCGCTCTAGGTGCACGGCCGAGGGGGTGACCTGTGGCGATCCCCGGGAACTTCCTCAGCCTCACCACCGAATCGGTTGATCCGAACACCTCAGGCTGGGCGGCGAAGCTGAACGCGACGCTCAGCCTGGGCGGTGGCGGCCGGAACGGTGACGGCTGCGCGCTGATGAAATCCATCGCGTCGGGGGAGATGCAGTGCCGCACCTACGCCTCCTACGCCGTCACCGTCGGCGAAACCTACTGGGCGTTCGCTGACGCGTCCGGGGCCACGGTTCCGGAGAGGATCGGGATCCGCTGGCTCAACTCCAGCGGCTCCGAGATCAGCATCACGTGGTCGCTGACCACAGCAACGGCGACAGCGACGTGGCATCGCATCTCCGTTGGCGGTGTCGCGCCTGCGGGGGCGTCCCGGGTACAGGTACTGGTGTCGGCAACGGCGACCGCCTCGAACCAGATCACCTATTTCGAGAACGTCTACTTCGGCTATCCACTCCGCATCGCAGGCAACCTGCTGTCCTTCGACGCGGAGCAGCAGGAGATTTCCGGCACGTCGTGGGCGGCGCAGACGAACTGCACCCTGTCCAGGACGGCGCCGGGGGCGTCCTGGGCGGTCGACTGGTACTACGCGGGCGGCGAAGTCCTCAACCTCACCGTCACCGCTAACGGCAACGCCTCTGCGCTGTGCGTCGAGCGGCCGGCGGTGACGCCAGGCAAGGAGTACTTCGGGTACGCCTACCTCAACCCGCCCACCAGCGGCAGCACAACGTGGGTGGAGCTCCGGTTCTACGACTCGGGCGGCAGCCAGATCGCGGCAACGCAGTCGGTGCTCGCCGCTCCCGGCACGGGCTGGTACCGGCAGATCGCCGCAGCGGTCGCCCCGGCGGGCGCGGCAACGGCGTCGCTGGCTGTGGGCATTACTTCCGGCACGGCAGCGCAGGTGCTGCGGACGGAGGGCGCGGTCGTCAAGGTCCGCACCTCGGACGTCACCAGCAACCTCGCACCCAGCAACGTCGTCCTGTACGCCGACACGAACTTTGAGATGGGTGTCGGGCAGTGGACCGTCAACAGCGGCGTCGCCACGATCGGCCGGTCGACGCCGTGGGGTGCGCAGCAGTACGGCGACTCGTACAGCCTGACCGTCACCTCCGCGACTGCGACCGCGAGTGTCATCCGCTCCGGGAAATATCCGGTCATTCCCAGCGTGAACTGGCGGCTGAAGGTGGCGGGGAAGCGGGTGGCGGGCGGATGGACGCTGGCCCCGGCGATCCGCTGGTTCGATGCCGGTAACAGCCTGATCAGCACCACATCCAGCAGCGCCGCAGCCGTACCCAGTGACGGCCTGTGGTACATCTTCCAGCAGGACTTCACGGCCCCCGCGAACGCTGCCACTGGGCAGATCGACTACACGCTGACCGCAACATCCACCAGCAGCACCCTGCAACTGGATGTCGTCCAGCTCATACAGGTACTGCCGCAGGAGTCGCTCACTACGAACAACGCTTCGGCGTCCGCACAACTGATCACCCGGGAGGCCGTAGCGGGCCGCCTGATGACCGCGTACCGGATCCTCGCCGACGGCTCCCGCACCCTGGTCCGGGGCCCGTCCGGGCTGCTCGATCAGGTGACGGTCACCGACGACACCATCATCATCACCGACTACGAGGCCCCGCTCGGGGTGCCGTTCTCGTACCGCATCGAGTTCTACTCGGCATCCACCGGCCTGCTCGTGGAGTGGCGCACCACATCGGCGGTCACCCTCGACCCGGGCGACATCAACTACGCCTGGCTGAAAGACCCAGCGAGGCCGCAGCTGAACCGGAAGGTGCTGGTCAAGCAGGCGCCGGACTGGCAGCAGCCCATCGAACAGAACGTGCTACGCCCGCGAGGCAGGCCGAACGCCGTGGTCCTGTCCGGGGTGCGCTCCGGGCGCGAGGGCTCGCTGGTTGTGTGGACACAGTCCGACGACGAGCGGGAAGCCGTCCGCTTCCTTCTGGCGACGGGGAACGTCCTGTTGTGGCAGTCCGCTCCGGGCATGGGCGAGTCGGACGTGTACGTGTCCGTCGCCGACATCCAGTTCCCGCGCGTGTCGACGTATGCGCCGGAGCCGTGGCGGGAGTGGACGCTGCCCTTCACGGAAGTCGACCGGCCTACGGGCGGCACGGCGGGGTCGGCGACGTGGACGGTCCGGGATGTCGCCATCGAGAACGCGACTGTTCTCAGTCTGATCTCCCGGTATGCGACCGTCCTCGATCTCGCCTTGGATCAGCGCATCGCAGGCTGAAGGGGGTGGCTTGTGTACGCTGCCCCGTCGGCCCGGTTCCTGCCCGCACTGCGGCAGTCCCACGTCCCGTACACGCAGGTCCAGTTGCTGCGCGCCGACAATGTGGTCGTCGACATCGTCCACACGGACGGCTCGGTGACCGTCGACCGGGGCAGCGCGGTGCGCCGCACCTGCTCCGTCACCGCAACGGACACGTCGCTGATCCCGATGACGCCGACGGAGCAACTCGCCATCTACGGCGGCCGGCTCCTGATCCGCCGTGGCGTCATCTACGGCGACGGCACCATCGAAGCCGTGCCGCTGGGCCTGTTCCGTATCGACTCTGTTGAGGGTGATCCGGCGCTGGGCCCGGTCACCATCAACGGCTCCGGTCTTGAGGCAGTCATCGCGGACGACAAGTTCATCGCCCCGTACACGACGCGTGGCGCGACGGCGGCGGTCACGGCGATCACCGGTCTGATCCAGGATTCGATACCGGGCGCGGTCGTCGTCAACCGGGCTTCGGACGCCACGTTGGGCACGATGACGTGGGATGTTCAGGGCGACCGGTGGGCGGCCGTGCAGGAGTGCGCGACCGCCATCGGTGCGGAGGTGTACGCGGACGCGGATGGCCAGTTCGTGATCGCGGAGCTGCCGGACATGCTGACCGCGGCGGTCGCCTGGGATGTGGACGCGGGCGAGGACGGGGTCCTCATCTCCGCGAACCGCAGCTTCTCCCGCGACAGCATGTACAACTACGTGGTCGCGTCGGGGGAGAACTCCGAGGACAACGCCCCCGCGGTGTCGGCGTCCGCCTCCGACAGCGATCCCACGTCGCCCACCTACGTCAGTGGCCCGTTCGGCCGTGTGCCGAAGTTCTACTCCTCGGCGACCATCATCAACTCGTCGCTCGCGCAGGGCGCCGCGAACAAGATCCTTCGGGATGCGCTGAAGCCAAACGCCACGGTCAGCCTCACGTCGTTGCCGAACCCGTGCCTGGAGCCCGGCGACGTCCTCCGCGTCACCTACGAGGACGGGCAGCGCGAACTCCAGCAAGTCCAGTCCTTCACGATCAGCCTCGGCTTCGACGCGATCACCATCGCGACCATCGGCGGAAAGCAGGACAGCTGATGGCCAACCACCTCGACCTGGCCGCAGGCATCGCAGTCGCTGCACGGCAGGCAGGCAAGGATGACCCGGCCGTGCGCGGCGCCGACTGGCAGACCGGCGTCGTCACCGCCGTCAACGCAGACGGCACCGTCAACGTCGGCACCATCCGAGCCCGCCGCCTGGAGTCCTACCTCGTCCCCACGGTCGGCGACCAGATCATCATCAGCCAGTCCGGCAACAGGAACTGGATAGCCATCGGCCGCACCGCGTCCGCGGCGTCCGCACTCGGGTCGCCGATCTTCAAATACAAGGCGAACCACACCGACCGGGCCTCCACCACCACATTCGCCGACGACCCCGACCTGACCGTGACCCTCGATGCGAACGCGGTCTACGCCGTCGAGTTCCACATGCACTACGCCGCCACGGACGCGGCCCGAATCAAAACCGCTTGGACGGTGCCGGCGTCGGCGGTCGGCAACCGGTCCGCGATGGGGCCCGACCAGGGCGTCATCTTGTCGAGTACGTCCAGCGGAGGCACCGGCAGGTGGGGCGTGCACAACTTCCCCACGATCGTCATCTACGGCACTCGCGACTCTGGCGGCAGCCAGTGCGTCGCAGTCGAAGAAGCCGCCGTGATCACCACTACGGGCGGCACCTGCGCCTTGCAGTGGGCGCAGAACGCCAGCAGCGCCACCGCCACCCGCATGGCCCAGGGCTCGTGGATGCGCGCCACCCGAATCGCATAGGAGACAGTTCATGGCTCTGCAGTGGAGCACCCCCAGCCCGCCAGAGTTCCCTCTCCCGCCCACCAACGTGGACGTTTCCGCGAAAAAGGATTTCGGAGACGACACCAGCGTGTCCCTGACCGCCAAGGTCAGCATCGGCGTGGAAGGGCCGACCCCGACCGAGGAGACAGTCCTCGAATGGCTGCGCGTCCTCTATGACGCGCTGAAGGCGGACGGGTGGACCGCGGATCTGCGGTTCGAGGAGACCGCGGTGGCACGGCGTCACGTCGAGGAAGCCTGAGGAGGGGCGCGTGCCGACGACGGACACGTTCGGGCAGGGTTTCGCCGCCCTCGACTACGGCGACCTGCCCGATCTGAAAACGATGGGCGACGGCCTGCTGAAAATGGCGGGCCAGACGGTGATGCGGTTCGCGTCCGCGTCCACCCGCAACGCGACGCTGACCGCCCCGGTGGCCGGGATGGCGGCGTGGCTGAACAGCGAGAAACAGCTCACGATCTACGACGGGACCGCCTGGGTCGCGGTGTCGGCGGGCACCCAGTCCTGGACCACTGTTTCTCTGGCCAGCGGATACGCCCACGACGGCAACAGCAACGGCAACTTCCAGTACAGGGTCGTCCTCGAACAAGGCGAATCCGTCATCAAGTTCAGGGGTGCCGTGTCCGTCACCTACTCGGGCACGACCATCCCCAACTCCGGCGTCGTCAACGGCACAGCTCTCCCGACGACAGCTCGACCGACGACGCTGCGCACCATCAACGTGCCCTGTAGTGACGTATCCAGCAGTCGCATCTCGCTCAAAATGGACATTCAGACGGACGGTTTCCTCAAGATTTTCGGGACCGGTTCCGGGATCACCCCGCCATGGATTGGCTTCAACGGCTGCTTCGCCAGCCCCTAAGGAGACCTCATGGCCAGCGTGTGCAAGCTGTACCGCGGCGAGAAGCCGCAGCTCATCCCGCCGAACAGCTGGACCCTCGTCACCTACGAGAAGGCCATCAGCGACGACCGCAAAATGCTGCGCAACCTGTCGCTGATCCAGCCGCCGTTCGACGGGCACTTCTCGTGGGCCCGCAACCTACGCTGGGCAGCCATCACCCTCCCCGACGGAGACGACCGGCCCCGACAGATCATGTCCCGCTTCATCCGGGACCCGCACGGAATCCGAGACGACACCGGAGCCGACGACCGTATAGCCACACC